CAACAAGAAACAGTAGCCGAAGAAGAAATTTAATGAATGTCAGATATAGTAAAAGATTTAACGAACTACAGAATCAAAGGCATTGAAAAAGCCGAAGTTGAATATTACGAAGCACTCACAAGAACATTAGATAAAATAGAAGATCAAATAGTTTCATTAGTAGATAGAGATTTACCAAGACAAGCTGGTAAGCTTATTGAATTACAAAGTGCAGTAGCAATAAGACCAAAGATAAAAGCAATACTTGATAAAGAATATTTACCATTTGCAGATAGAGTTGTTAGAAAAGGTTTTGGAGAACAAGCTAAAAGAGTTGAAAGACAATTTAAAACAATAGGTATTATACCACCTGAATTTCAAGAACTTACTAAGGGAGATTTAGCTTTAGTTAAAAATTTAAAGCAACAATATTACACACAGTTTAAAGATGTATCAAACAATTTTACAAGAATATTATCAGATAAAGTTTATCAAAACACATTAGTAGGAACAGAATTTACAGTATTAGAAAAAGAACTAAGAGAATCTATTA